AAGTTTCCCGTTGAAATCTATAAGCTGCTGCAGTTGGAATGCGACGCCTGTTAGAACCGCAATAAACGAAACTGCGAGCGCGGAATATTTGTTGAAACCATCTGCAAGAGAAGAAAGACCCTTTTTTGCACCTCGAGAACGCATACGCAATGTGGATAGCTGCTGATTGACAGCTGCTATCTGCTTCTCATACATTTTGTATTGTTCGGTACCGGGAGTAGAATTGTTCCAGGCAACACGCAGCGCTTTCAACTTTCGTGTAAGCTGTGTAACAGAAAGACCGGTAACACCGATCTCCTCCTCCAGCTTATTCATACGTGTGTAATTCTTCTGGAGCTCTGTAGTGTTTCTAGCTATCTCTGCAGAGAGCTCTTTATACCGGGCAGTATTTTGCTTACCCTGACGCTCCAGTTTGCGCTGCTCAGTCCTGTTCTTGCGATTGGTATCGAGAAGCTTACGATTGGCTTTCTCAAGATCGAGTAATTCCTTTTGCGCTTCGTTGCCATTAACAACGATGCTAAAGCGCATTTCTTCATCAACGATACGTTTTGCCATTCCCTTTCTCGATTTGAAAGGGTAATACTAAGGATAGGGCTTGGCTTAAGTTGTGACAGGTGCTAAGCTTCGGTGAATAGAGCGTTCTCGACTGCGCTCGAACTGACAAAAGGATAAGTAGCATAGCGATCCTCATCAACCAGGACCAGAATTTGATCTTCGAGAGACCAAAGGGAACCGGCTTCTACAAATTCGCCTTCGATAGAAGTAAGATCTTCTGAATTTCGATAATGCTTTGCCATAGTTTGGTAGACCCGCCTTCGGGTCGTCCAATAAGTCCATACAGCGTAGGGAAGTACCACCGGATTGATTACCGATGAACCTCTAGAAGGCGGGATTTGGTTACCAAATCAAGCCTACGCTATAATTTTAAAACTTATTGGACGTGGTAAATGTAGGGAAAAAAGGGGATTATATTTGAGAATCTACCCATTCTAAATAGTTGCGGTAGAATTCCCACGCTGCATCCATTAACTGTTCTTGAGTCTTGCGACTGGCTTTGCCCTGCAAAACTGCAACATCACTAATCTGCTCATTGACCAGGTCAATATTGTTTTGAGTGAAGACCAAAAGAAAGTCTTCATCGAAATACTTGTAGTTTTTTTGAAACTGCTCTTTTGGCCAGGCTGCCGGGCCTAACTCAAGTGGCCAGACCTCTATTAATGAAATATAGTTTGTGCAATAGATGAATGCACGCTCATCCTGAATGCTGCCATCTTTTACCGGTAGTTCACAAAAAAGGAAATCGGGATTGGTTAGTTTATTCATCGTTAAAAAGTGTATTAAAATCAGTGATATCCAGCTTATCGCACCAGGTTAAAAATTTAGAAAGAGAAATATCTGCTTTTCCGGTTTCATAGCGCGAAATATGCGGGCGCTGCTCACCTACGATTTTTGCCATTTCTAATTGAGAAAGCCCCGCCATCTGGCGGAGCTTTTTGATTGGGTTATTTTTCATTATTAAGATTCTAAAAGATACTCGTCAGTTAGCACTCCTATATATTCAATGCTGGCAGCTGTGATAGATTCTACATGCTGTACTGCCATTACGTTTTTTTGAAAGTTCTCCGGATTTTCGATAAAAGCCACAGCTTGGTTGTATGCATCAAGCCCTGAATCTGCAAGAACTCTTACTGATTGATCAATCCAACCGTCATTTCCACGAACTTTCATTACGAGAGCAGGAACTTCTACTTCATACCAGCCTTTTCCATAAGAAATTAAACTATTCATTTTTCTTTGAAATGCAGCATTCTCTTTTTCACGTCTTTCGGCCTCCTCTGTCATATATTTTTCATGATGCATTTTATTTACTCGCGCTGTATTTTCAAGACTCAACTGCATCGCTGATTCAAAATCAAGGCTTTCTATTCTTGTGTAAGCCCCTGCGGGAAATTCCATTCGCTTTTCTTCAAAACCATTCTTTGTTAAGATTCCTTTTCTAAAAGGAGATGCAAATGGTTCAGATGGTGATTTAATATTTCCTTCAAATTCAAAAACAAAAAGAGTTTGAGCGTCGATTACTTTTGTAAAGATTGTAGTTTCCATTGTGATAATTTTTAAATGATTACTTGATTAATTCAACACTGTAAAGATAGTCTTTTTCACCAATGTACCAAATAAGGTACATATATTTTTTAAAACTTTAACATTTTAAATGAGCAAGGCCCGGGAAATCACCCCCGAGCCTTTTGTTGAATAATCAAGCACGCTTATCACAACGGGCTTGAAAAGTTGCAAAGGTAGTCTAAGTATTTGATTTTCGTTCCAGCTCCTTCATATCAGCCTTCACCTGCTCGGTGAAACCAAATGAAATGCCACGCACGATGTTATTAGCGTGGCCGTACATAATACTGTTGTGCACAGGATAGTTGCGCTTTTTGATCTTACCCGCGCGGGTATTACGGGTTTTCATATCGACAAAACGATGCTTAGGCAGGTGTTTAACCTCCAGTATAGTTCCTTTTACATCAAAGCTTCGATTGTTCTTCCAGTCGCTGCTGTTGAACCTGGAGAAGATCTTGTCTTGAGCTTCTGCGATTTCCTGAGCTTCTTCCTCAAGCACCTTTGCAATGAAGCGCTTCTCTAGAGCAGAGTCAGAACCGGCACGTTTCTCAAAAATATTCATAGTTTAATTTTTCCTGCGTGAAATAATACCACAAGCGCTGTGGTTAAGTTCATTTCCTTGCGCCGGTAATCCCTCACCTTCACAGAAGTGATACCTAACTTATGATGTACCGCGCGTTCTTCTAAGATCGCATTAGCTGCAGCAATCACTGCTGCCTCTCTGTCTTCCTTTTCCTGATCACTCAGGATCTGTTTTGATTCTCCCATACTGCTAATATAGTGAGAAAAACACACGATTTAATTAAAAATCACTTTTCATTTGAAACAAAATCATCCAACCGTTACAGCTGCTGAAGTATTTCACCGGTTCAATACTTATCGAGCTGATCTCGAGGAAACTCATAATTCCGCAATAACCTTGATGCGATTCATAATCTGCAATCATAAGATTGCGTACTTCATTGGCCGTGGCTTGTGTCCTAGCAAACACGTCTAGCCATTTCTCGTGGCTACTGGATGCTGAGTAATCGGTTTTCTCGAGCACCATAAAGCCCATCATATCGCGATCCTGATACATATCATCACGACCAACTACCTTTTGCTCAGGAATGCCGGCATACAACATTATCTTATCTACTGCAGCTGATCGCTGTTGAAGGTCCTTACCAATATCATCGTTATCCACAAGCACACGATGAAAATTAATAGCCTCCACGCGATTGCGTACAGACTCGATATAGCTTTCTAATTCAGGAATCAGTATCATTTTTTCTTTTGTTTTTCGCGTGCCTCGTTATCCAGGTCGCGCTTCTTAATGTCATACATTCTTAAGATGATGGTCCAAAATGGAGCCTGCTCCACTTCATCCAGTGAGCCGAATGCAGAAGTTTCGGCCAGCATAAATGCCGTGCTCTTCATCCCTATTCCCGGAATGCGGGATTTGAATTTGTCTTTTGATTCGATATAGAGAATGGAAAGGTCCAGTTCCCGACCTTCATAATGCACGGTTGCAGTTGCTAAATACTCCTGAAAGCTTGCAAAGAACAGGTAAAAGCCAAAAATATTACCCCAATAGATATGACGCGCCATTCGGGCTCTTGTATCTACCCCATGCTTATCAAACTTCTTTGCCTGTTTGAATTTTTTAGGCTGATAGAAAATAGCCCAAAGATTGTAGAGTAATGCCTTTTGCGGCTCGATGGCGTACATCGCGAAGATGTTGAGCGCATCAACATACTGCCCAAAAGTGATGTCCTCCATATGATTTGCAGGACCATAATATTTTTTGAAGCGGTACCGAACTTCCGGTATCGCATTATGCACATACTCCTGACGAATAACAATAGGATCTGATTGCTTTTCCCTTGGTTGAAAAAAAGAATCTAAATACGTGCTGATCTGGTAGATGTTTGCATTCTTCTTTTGCTCAATCTCTTCATCCTTATTTTCTTCTGCACGCTTCAAATTTAAAAGCCGGTAAACCGCTAAATAGCGCAGCTGCTCATAGTCTATACTGCCGGAAAGATAGCGGTAGAACAAATCGGCCATCTCTGCAAATTGCCTGGCATCACAATAAGCGAGATGCTGCGGCATATCCCATTTAATACCGCGCTCAGGGATTTCAATAAGATGATATCCCTGTGCTACTTCCATACCAACGATCGTGTTAAGCGTAAATTGCAAGCACGCATTTGCTCTCCAAATTGCTTTTGAATATCATTGTACACCTTCAGCTTGCTGATGCCCTTACGAGGTATGAATGCGCTCAAGCAGCCTATATGATAATGCTTGACCATATACGCATCTACAGCAAGACGTACACCTTTCCGCTCTGCAGAAACATCTACGAGTGCCTTATTTAATTTGCGATTCATCTTATCAATCTTTGATGGAAAGAACCTACGGAACTGGATCTGGAGATAAATAAAGAATTGTTTCATGTTGGTTTAGTTATGTTGATACAAAATTGTCGTCGTCATTGAAAAGTCGGAAGCCGTCATCTTCTTCCTCCTGATGAGGATCTACCACCGGTGGATAGAGCGCTGTGACCAAAGTTTCTATTTCTGAAAGGGCGGTCATAGCATCCTTTTTAAACAGGGTACTTGCGTGCTGCGCCTGCAGACCTTCAGGAACCTTTGAAGCTTGCGTAGTTTCGCGCTCACTGGTGTAACGCTGCAGTATTCCTTCGGGCAATAGATTTACCGATAACCTAGGCATCGCCCAATGTAGCGACCAATACACGCAGAATTCCTTAACCAAATCATAGATTTGGAAGTAGATCTTCTTTTGCTCACTGGTAGGAGTTTCACCAAATGACATTGGCAAAAGAACCGGAAGCTCTTCTCCTGCTGCAGGACCTTCTAAATGCGCCTTTTCTATCTCATTGTAAAGCTCAACACCTAAGACCGGTTTAAGATGTTTCCTTTGTGCTTGTCGAAATCCGGGACCTAACTTCACAAGTATTAATCTAGAGTGAATCGAGAAATACTCTTCAAAATCTGAAGTCGTACTCACAAAGTATTTTTTCACCTCCTTATACTCAACGGTCTGCCTAAATGCGGAATCCTCAAATAAATACTCGAGTAATTCATCAACAGCACGGTAATACTTGCGTTCGTTAGCCGCATTGTTAGCGTCAATCATCCATTGAAAAGGTCTCGCCTGATGATCATCGGTGCGCATCATTCTACCCTGATTGGTATGCTGAAGATCCTTTGAAGGTGCAACCAAACGATAGGTATTCATCGCGATCGGGTAACGCATTAAATGCAGCTGCTCCTCTTCATCAGCTGTTCTATTCTCTTTATTAAAAAGCGTTACAAAACGATCATAAGTTTTTTGTCCAACTAATTTGATGATTTCACGCGTAGCACTGGTAAGATCTGACTTTACGCTTTTGAAATTAATATCGGCATCCACAAAGCCTAAAAGCTCACGGAATTCTTCTGAAAAGGTCTCCTCTTTGAATAATAGTATCATTTTGCAGCTAGATTTTTATGCCGATCGTTAGGCGTCTTATCTTCTTCTCGTTTGCCGGCTTCGTGATAGAAGCCCATTTTCAAGCCTTTGTTTGGGAAATTGGCGCGCAGCGCGTAGTTGATAGGTTTCATTACCACCATCTCCGGAATATCGACACCCGTAAGGAGATAATTCTGCAATGCGTACAGCTGCTCAGAACCGCTGTCGCTCTTCCCTGCTTCACTTACGTTTGCCAGGGCGCTGTGAATAGAGATATTTGCAGAAAGCGCATAATTGGCGTGCTTACTAATACCCAGTTGAGCGTTGATGAAGTCTTTAACTTTTTGATCAAGTACATTGATCTCCCAACCCTGCTCAATCAAAGAAGTGCCTTCAGCATTCAATACTTTCTCTGTGTGGAAGAACTTACCGGTGTTTTCATCACTGGCCAATGTCTTCGAAATGCGTCGCAGGAAATCGCGCTTGTAGTCCTCCAACATTGATTCTTTATAAGTCTTGCCTTCCTGTTGACACTTGCGCTCGAGTATTTCACGTTTGCGATCCCAATACTCTGCAGGCGATTGAATATGATACTTGATGTTCATACTGTTTTTACTAAGCGCTTTCAGTATGAGCGGAATGGCTGTGGACCTTCTTAACCACTCTAGAGAACCGTATAATTTTGGTATGGCGTAATATTCTGAGCAAAAGGTATACAGACTCGAATAGAAGATTGAAGTCTTGGCTGCAAAAGGATTTTTGAAATTGAATAAGGGGTAAACCTCGTAATCCAGAGCACTGATGCTATTAAGGCCAAAGTCCGTAACTACTGCATGTGTAGGCTTTGGTCTGTGCTTTACTATACTAGACTGCGCTGAAGCTGTACGACACTCGTGAGGCATCAAATGTTCTAGCTCTGCAATGAACTTACGACCAACGCGTGCTCCACGTGCAAGCTTATATTTGGTGAAGCTGCCTTCTATATGATTGAAATCAGTAAGGTTGCGAAGCAGGTAATCCTTGTAATCCCAATCATCCAGCCACGCTTGCACATCCTTATCAAATAGCCACTTCTTTACCGGTGCATTGTCCTCTATCTCCTCTGTATAGAGCATAGGACCACGCCCCCAATCTAATTGCGTTTTCTTAGCAAGTAATCCAGGCGCAGCGTTATTCTCATAGACAGCCTTTTGTATTACACTTGGTAGATCGTTGTTATTACCGTAAGGATGGATGTTCCAATCTCCAATGTGATTAACAGACTGAGCCCAATCTAAGTCATTCTTGCGCTCCCGTTGCTCATCAAACTGACGTGGATTGTCTGTCACCTCAAAGGTGAAGTGTACATCGTCTGCGCATACGATCGCATTGCGTTGGTGGAACTCTATTGATTCTCGCATAGTAGCATTCCTTTATATTTCATTAATAATGGGATGTAGAAGAATCCCGGCTTGCCTGTGTCTAGATTGGTAAAGGCAACAAGAGATTGACTCTTGATGCCTTTAGATCTGCTGTAACCCGTTCGAAGGACTGCACGTTCGACACGCTTCAGTCCTTCACTGGTTGCGTTGGTCTCGTTGCACGAGATGTATTCAAAGGAAAAAGGAACATTTGATGTGGTTGCCTCTCGCATCCGCTCCAGTGCCTTGTATGCTTTTACTAATGACATTCTTAAGCTTTGATACAATACTACTTATTTGGAACGCCTGCGGCTGTGACAATTGGTTGGGGCGCGCCAAACGTATGGAAAATCATATTTCTATCCCTGTGCAGGTCTGCACGTGCAATACAGGAAACTAGCGGGACGTGCTCTATCGAGTATCAAATTTTTTAGAAAAAAAATTTTAGGGTTTAAACGTTCAAAATGAGGCTTCTAGCCTTAAAGCTTTTTAAAATGCGAATAGAACACGATCAAAATTTCAGCAAACATTGAAAAATCACCTAAATACCTGAATTACAGCTATAAACGTGTGTTTTTCTCACGTTTTTATTGTATATTTATGTATAAATAATAACAAATATTACACATTATGAGTACTACAAAAACAGCCGAAAAGGCACAAACGGCAAAGGCTAACAACAAAACCAACCTTAAAAAAGCGGAGGATGTAAAACCGCAGGAAGCCAAAAGCAACACAACGATTAAAGACATCGTAAACCCGACCGCACAAAGCAGGATTCAGAAGATTAAAAATTTTGAAATTCTCGCAAACAAGTTCAATTTTTTGGAAAACAAAAAGCAGGAGTTAGAGCAGTTCATTATTAGCAATGACGGAACAAAAGAAAAATTAACCCTTTCAAATGTGAACGGCTACAAGTTCGAGGTATCAAACTCGCAGGTACTTGAAAAAGTGGTCGAGTTACTTGATGCCGAGTTAACCACCTTTTTAGAGAAGAGCGAAAAAGAAATACTAGCGTATAGCATCTAAAAAATGAGAGTAAAACAAAACCCTTGCAGCTTTGGACGGGTGCAAGGGTTTAAAAAGTAAAAATCATGAGTACTACATCACAACATTTACAAGGGCAAAATACAGCCTTTTACACATCTACCCAAGTTAAAAATATACTTCACGAAAAAGGATTTTCTTTCCTCTTCAACTGGGCAGATTACAAATTCTACAAAGACCAATGCAAAGGAGCATTTAACAAGGCATACAGCATTGCAGAAAAGTTTTTGGAGCAAGCAGAACAGGACAGCGATTTTAACCAATACCCATTTTAAAAAACACAACGCCATGACAACTAAAGTTTACAACGCCACAAAAAAAATGAACATTCAAGAAAAGCGCACCTATTTACGAGAATTAAGCGCCTTAGCTGCAGAATGGAGGGAGCAAGCCCTACACCAAGCCGAGAATGACCAACAGTGCCAAGCCTTGAACGATTTAAAAATCAATCAAATCCTTTTAGAGCAGTTCTACAAAAACGGCATACATACCGAGTTTAAAAGCTTTAAGGGTTGGATTAAAGAGGGAAAAGTAGTTCGTAAAGGTGAAACCGCTTTTTTACTCTGGGGTAAACCAACCGAGCGAAAAGAAGACGGAACCGTACAACCCATCATGGAAGATGAAGAAGGGAACATGTTTTACCCAATTAGCTTCGTTTTCTCTAACGCCCAAGTGCGAGACATTGAAGAAAAGCAAACCGCATAATTAAAAGAGCCTAGGCAGGGGATGAATTTTGCTAGTAGTGCTTTTGAGACTTACCCCTCTAACAAAAACCTGAAAACGCAATCCGTAAAATAGTGCTTTAGGAGCGACAAGCGCACGTTAAACGCTTAAAATCCCTAGCCGATAGGAGCGATTTTGAAAAAAAATCGCCCTTCGGGCGATGTGCAGTCTCCCCTCTGAGTCACAGGCTTGTGACTTCTTTCCAAAACAATAAAATCAAATGATAAAAAATAGACACCTACCCACGCAAATGCGTGGTTTTAATAACGAATTTTCACGCCTTGTAATGCGTTACGAACCCTCCAGAGTATTCGATGACCTTTTGAGCATTATTGTATGCTGTATGGCTCGAGAAACGCAAGAGGAATGGTATTTTGAAGTAATCAATAGGTACGAACGCAACGAACTTGACCACTTTGTCAAAATGCTAGGACACTTGATGCTTATTTATGAAAATTGTCACCTTACCGGCGATTGGTACGACCCGCTTGGTACTTTTTACGAGGAGCTCGCGAGCAACTCAAAAAAGAGCGGGTTTGGTCAGTTTTTCACACCGCCGGCACTCTGTGACCTGGTGGCTCAATTCATACTCGAAAAAAACGAGTGGGGCAAAGAAATAAACGAACCTTGTAGCGGTAGTGGCCGGGCTATTCTAGCAGCTAACAAAGTCGCTCCCGGAAATTATTACATTGCCCAGGACATTGACCCTGTGTGTGCAAAAATGACTGCTATTAATATGTGCTTTCATCACATACGCGGCGAAGTGCATTGTATGAATGTTATTGCAATGAGTAAACCCTTGTTTAGCCTATCTATAAACTACGAGTGGCACAAGCATAAAACACCGCTTATCCTCAAAATTGAAAACCCGTCTTAGTGACGGGTTTTGTTTTTACGATTCATCCTTAAAATATTTTGTAGGTGTGATAAACACAAAAGGAGTTTTGGTTCCCTCCATGTACCATTCGCAAAAACCGATCGGTTTCCCCTCGTAACAGATCATCGAAATATTACCGTTATAGCCTAACTCTTCAACCTTCTCAAGATCTTGAGCTTCCGGTTCTCGGCCTAACATAGATTTTATAGCGTTGTGAATGGTGCGTTTTTTTTCACTCTGCAGAGTAGCTTGCGGCCAACCATTACTGGTTTCTAACCATTTTTTCATAGCTGCTGCTATAGCTTTAATTTTTTGTGAACTTTGATCATATCTAGGAAGATTAATAGGTTCCTCGGTCCAAGCAGGAAATTTAACTCCAAACTTGTATTCTGGATAAATTTTAATTTCTGGCTTTTTACTCATATCCTAGTGCCTAGCGTTACAATTACCTAAAAGTAAGCAATTCTAACTACTCCCCACCTATGATCACAGGATCATTAAACGTCTGCGTCGAGCTCCTGTTGGCGATCTTGACATAGCTTTTGCGATACATCAAGTATTTAAAGGCATCGCTCATATTGGTAGAGTACATCGGGAGTTTTGAAAGCAGCAACTTTTCTGAAGTTTTATCTTTCTGCAGGATGTTGGCACCGGTGGCCGTGCGCTTCATTTTGATCTTCGCCAGGCGTATGCTGCTGATGAGCTGCATACATTGAAACTTATCGATCTTGAGCTTCGGCATACGCGTCCAGTGTTCGCCCATAAAACCTTTCATAAAACGGAATTCCATATCGTGGGTGATGTTCGCTTGATTACGCGACATTAAATTTACACGCCAACCGGTAGAAACGCCCTCATATTTTTCAATATGGTCCTTGATCTCCCCGGCCCAATCGCGTCCTTGTTTTTGGTACTGGTTCCCACTGCGGTCATAATACAGGTCCAAAACCTTGTATTGATGATGCTCAAAAAAGTCGATGAACTTTTTTGCCAACTCCTTACTACTTTCCGGAGCCAGGGTAAACATATTTTTTAAGAGGTAGTAGTAGTTCCCGCGGGGCTGACCAATCACAAGGCTACACATATCTCCAAAGTCCAAACCCGCCTCGAGCTTGCCTTTATGATCTACATACTTCAGTGCCTGGCTGGAGTCTTTTATTTTGTCGGTAAGATTGAATTTATCATAATACTTCGCATTGATCCCATCATCGTAAATATGATGCTCTCCAAAGTTTCCGTAAAACTTTTCGCCTTTCTTAACGTCAGGCTTCAGCGTCATGATACTACTCTTAAAGGCTTCGATGCCGTCAGACTCGAGAACGTCTTTAAAGTATCCCACCTGCAGTATATCAGCATTTGCAAAAGAAGAAACCATATAAAAGAAGCTGCTATCTTTGCGCGTTCGAGTCCAACGCTCAGTCCAGCGCTCCAGGTTCTTTACTATTTTACGCGCCTTATCTCGTTGATTCTTGTTGATGGCCTCGTATAACTCCTTACGGATTTCATTAACGACACAACCGGCACGTAAGGCTAAAATAATTTGCTCTTTATCCATCAAGTTAGCACGCTCTAGGATCCAATCAAATTCGCCTTCAATTACATTAGGCATGTCGGTAGTGAACGTCTGACCTCTATAATAAATAGATCCTGACACTTCAGGGAATCCACGTCGTGCCGGCATCAGTTTCTTAAGCTTATCAGGATTGAAAAATTTTACTTCATCCCCAAAAACGTGCTGGAATGAATCTCCTGCAAGGTTTGCTATTCGGTCTAAACTACCAATCTTAAATATACAGCCGTTGAATATGCTAATGGTGTGCTTGTATTGTACTACTGGCTTATAAGGCCTCTTAAAGCTGTCCGGTGGTCGCGTATCGGTAACATAATGTACGCCCTCGATCCATCCCTTACGTTCACGCCATCCCTCCATAATACCCGGAGCGATCTTGTCCATTGCATTGAAATACGTGTCGCTCACCAATGCAAGCTGTGCCCTGGGCATATCGTAGACAATATCTTGTGTGCGCTCTGCAAGAATATCTGTAGATTTTGCGGTACCACGCCCGGCAATTAAAAAGAGATTCTTAGGCGAAATCAAATCAATGGTTTGCTTCACCCAATTCGCATAGCGGCCTTCTACATTGTCATTAAGTGGAACGTGGGTCTTCGTCGGCATCTAAAAATAATTTTGGGGGTAAAATCAAACTCTCTCGCTTAGCCATCATCTTTTCCATTTCAGTTAAGCCGGGCAGCTCGTCGATTTGTCTTCCTAACTCGTAGCGGTCAATGGTAGGGAATCCAAGAAACTCCATATTTAGAGAATACATTTTAAATGGTTTCGCTAGAAGTTCATCAGGAAATGGTTCCGGGTCCGGTTCATCCAGTCGCAGCACCTTGGCCATTGCAAGCAAACTTTTGTTAGTGCGCTCCAGATCCTGAACGTTATCTGCCATCGTGCGCATCACGCTGATGTTTTTGTACATCGCATCGGCTACAATCCCGCGCCAGGCATCTTTTGAAAGCTGCCGGTCTGCGTGAAAGTATTCCATTGCCAAATCGTGATATTTGGCAGCCATATAATGACTGAGGCCGTCAAATTTGGTCAGGTGTTTTATAATCGCGTCTCGAGAACCGTACTGATCAAAACGCACGTGCATACCACGCACTTTTTCCATCATCGAGACAAACTCCACAATCTCTGCAGGCGCTTTGCTAAAATCGCCGTGATCGCGAAACTCTATGATGTGCTCCAGTTCTATATCCTCAATGCGCATAGCTACTTTTTAATCTTCCAGCGGTCTTTTTCTTTTTCCGGGTAGTATTCAAAACCATATTTTCTAATGGCTTCTGCTTTTATCGATGGTACTTTTTTATACGCCATTACTTCAGAAATAAAATGCGGTCCTTGGCCGCTTGAAAGTCTTTCTCCTTCCGTTTGTTATCAAAAATCTGTACTGCAGTAATGTTTCCACCTTCAGCATTATCCCTTAAACTTTGTGTAATGGTATTTTCACTCTCCAGACGGCCACGTTCGTAACGCTTGCGCACTTCGCTATGCTCCCGATCATATTCCCTTTGAAAATCATCAGGATCTAATAAGAGAATCGTAGCAATTTCACGCAGTGTAAAATTATTAGCAGCTGCTTCTGTGATCTGACGGTATTCTTCCTCGTGTAAATTCATTTGATCAATTTTGAATTCAGAATTTTGAATTAGTTCACCGGTACCAGTTTCCCGGCTACCGTTTTATACCTGATTTCGGTATGCGCAAAAAGTTCTTTTCTAAACTCAAAGAGTCCGCGACTTTCTGCAAAGGTGTATTGCTCATACTTCGCATTATCACTCCAGTTGCCGCTGCCTTCTACTACAAAATGATGCTCTGCAGTTCTGATCAAAGCCACTTTTGCGTGAATCCACCCAAAAAGCACTTCTACATTCCCTCTGGTGCTTTGCATTGCCAAAAGATTGTCAATCGTCTGGGGATTCCTTTTTATCATGCTATCGCTGATCAAAAGCGTTACCCGGGCGATCATTCCGCTCTTATGCAGCTCCATAATCGCATCAATCACGCCCCGACTAATGCTGTAGGTTGTAGCGTACAAATGTTCAATGTGAAAAGGCTTTGCAATGAAAGGAATGAACGTAAAGGCATTAAATGATGCTGCACTCTGTAGAAAGATGAATTCATCTTTGGTAGGCAACCGGTGCAAATCTTGCTCGAGACTCTCGAGCTTTTTAAAATGCGTTGCCAGGTATTTAGATCGATAAGGCAAGGAAGCTTTTGCTTTGGCAACTTCTTCCTTGCGCTTATTTAAATCAAATAGACTCATTCAACACAGATTGGTAGCGCTCTTCGTTAGGAAGCTCCAAACGGACTTCTACTAACTCAAGCTCTTTTTCCCAGGCTTTGATTTTTTTGATCACTTCAGCTTTTTTCTTTTCTTCCATATCCGGAAGCTTTTTGCTCTCGCGGCCTATGTAGTTCTTGAGCAAGCCTCGGCGTTTAGAAAGATCTTTCTCTTTGTAGTCTGCTACTTTTTTCTGAAGCATATACTCTTCAAAAATCGGATGCTGCCCCAACACTTCTTTATGTTCCTGATAATAGTCGAGCTCTTCCTGACCCTGAATGTTCAATTCAAAATTTTCAACCGCTTTAGAAGCTAAGGCGAAAATTTCTTCTTTGGTCATTGGTACCGTCTCCGGTTCTGCACCGTCTGCAGTAACAACTTTTTGAAAAAGTTCTTCTCGAGCTGCAATCATCTGGAAGTACGCACGACCATTAATTCCTACTAGGGTATAAAACTCTTCCGGAGTTTCTTCTTCATTTAAGAACGGGTAGCGCTCACGCAGCTTCACGTCTTTTTTCACTTCTTCCGGAGCAATTTCAAAAACCGTCTCCTTGGTAACGCTGTCGTCACTTTTTTGTACGGTTTCCGCATCTTTTACCTCGATATTGGAAATATCTTGATCAGTTGGCGCATCTTTCTGCTCTTCGGTAGTTTCTGTAGATTCATCAGCTGCAGGTGTAGTAGATCCTGCTGCGGTAGTTGTTTCTGGAGTAGTTCCCTCTGCAGTAGTTCCTTCTGGAGTAGTTACTTCTGGAGTTCCATCCGGATTTTTGTCTGCTTCTGGATCCTCAGGATTAGCGTCTAAAGGTTGAGGCTCTTTGTCTGCAGAAGCTTGTGCAGCTGCACGCAAGTCGGCACTCTTGATGCCATAGGCTTGCTTAATGTCATACTCCAGGCTCTTCAAGTTGGCTGCCGAATAACCTGCACGATTAAAATATCTGTGCTGTTGTGGGGCTTTCATACCGCCTAAAAGCGGTAGTAAATCGTTAAATCGTTGACCGCGCTTTGTGTCTTTCTGCAGTCTTTTGATCGCTTCATCTTTTGTCATAATACCGGTATTATTTGAATTCTAAAGCAAATAACAAATTGCACATGCAAATCATTGTGACACGCTTGAGCTCTCTTCTCCTGTGGGAGAAGAGCGGGGAGATGAGGGCATAAAAAAACCACGCTTCCAGAGAAACGTGGTTCTTCAACTAACCAACCAAAAAATCAAACTTTATCTTCGGGCCACCTCTCTAAAAAAGAGTGTGGTACCATCGTCAAATACCTGTAAATCGATCGTCGCATCGCTAAGCGCAACCCAATCTACACCACCCACGAGCTGAACGGTTCCTGCAGTTCCAGCACCGTTGCTCAAGGTAGCCGGACTAGCGCCACCGCCACCAATTAGCGTAACAATATCACCGTGCTCCAGGTCTGTAGTTGCAATGTCGATCGCATCTGCAGCTGCTGAAGTTGGTAATTTGTAAAATGCACCATTTGCTGCTGTGATATTTAAATCAAAGTCAGCAGGCTCATAAGGTGCCGCTAGAGTTAAAGCTCCTTCATAGGTAGCCGGCACATAGCTTGTGCGCTGCACACTTGCAAACGTGAAGGTAAAACCGGTACGCTCGTTATCTGCAGTAAAGGATCCTTGCATCTTTAAAGGAGCACATGGCGAACCATACAATTCTTTTCCTGTAGCGTTGTTGCAACCGCTCCAGATCGCAATAAATCCACGACCGATGTTGTTTTGAAAAAATTCTTTTGCCTCCAGCTGATTCCCCGGGTGCATCCCTTCAATTTGATGAATAAAAGACTCGCTGTCTTCTTCTCCTTCACTTTCATAAGATGGAGTTTGAGTACTTGGAGTCAAGTACAACTCAATCATATTTGCTCCAGGCTTCAGAACAATATTTCCTATCATTCTCACGCCTTTACTATCTCTGGAGGGCAGCGTTAAAATATCTGTAGTATCTACCAAAACGATATCTGCTTTCTTCGCAGTTACCGCACCGGCATTACTTTTTACAGGCTTTTTTAAGCTAAACATTAATCCACTCATAATTTTAATTTTTAAAAGGTAGCCTACGGTTGCAGGCTACCTATAAGGTTATTACGCTATTGCGCGTTCTACTTCGGTGAATACTCCGTCAATACGAGTAAGTTTAATATAGTCTCCTGCTGCAGCAAGAACTGCATTTGAAGCTACACTTACATTGCCAGCGATATTCGAAACCGTAAAGGTTACGTCTACCGTATCAGTACCATAAATGATAATTTCCTGACCATCAAATCCGTTTTCGATCTCGGCTAAGCTTGCGCTTTCAGCTCCAGTAAATCTGAATACACTTCCTTCTGTGGCATCAATTGCTGTCGCATCAAATAACACATCATTCTCTTCAGGAAGAACTTCCGGCTCTGCAGTACGTGAAATTTCCTTTAATTTACCATCAGCTTGAACACGTAGTGTTAGAGTACCGCCACTTGCTAAATCAAAATCTGCATCTCCTGTTAACAAGGTTGTAGTGTTGTTTTTTACTTTACCAGTTGCAAGAAGATCTCCTTTAATTTTTACAATTTGACCTTCAAAGTTTCCAGTGATCTTGGTAATATCAGTCTCCCATCCTGCCAATGTTTTAATATTAGAATAGGGTAATTTGATCTCACCTGTAGCGTCGTCGTATAGATTTACAAAGAAGTTGTTTTTGAACATTGGAAGACCGTTAGTCCATACGGTTTGCACTTTAAAGCTTTCCGGATCACCTTCTTTTACTTTAGTTCCGATATGAATAAAACGAGCTCCCCATTTATAATCTCCATAAATGAATACGTTTCTCTTAAGCGTATCCATTCTATAAATAGATTTTTCTTTAGGTAGATTCTCCAATAATTCTACGTTATCATCAAAAGTGATGAACTGAAAGTCCGGGTTTTGTAAATCATAGATTATTTCAAAACGAATGTTCGGATAATTTTCAATAGTCATTTCCTCTCCAGCTTTCCAACCGGTTTCAGTCCCATGTATTTGCTTATATCGTGTTTTGTAAGCACGAAGCCAATCCGGGTGAAGGTTATACACAAGGCCTGGAGTATTACGGATCTCCTCAGGTAAGTTTGCTTCAATTACTTCGGTAACATGGTCAACAATATTTGCCTTGGTAGGAGACCCAACATATTTTGTTTTGAATTTTTTCTCTTCAAAATACGCTCTCCATAATTGAATCATTAAACCATCCCCACGGTTGATTGCTGCGCCTGGTACTTTTGCATCATCAGGAGTTTTAGAAAAAACTCCATTAATGGCAACCTTACGATCTTCCTGACGGGCTTTTTTATCCCATTCCATTAGCAACACCTCTACAAATCCCATTTTGTAAGGAGAAGATCCTTCTTTATTCCAACCGTTTAACCAGCTTGTTTCGATACGTTGAAGCTCATAGCCTAACAATTCAATATCAATGTTTACCGGGAATACTTTTCCTTCTTCAGGAGCAATTGAGTACTTATTTTTGGGTAACCAAGGCAGTTTACGTGCTTGAGTGATTTCAGCTACAGAAATGTTACCATCAGCAATACGGTCTTCTACATTGGATCGTAGACGGAAATAAGATGGTAATCGTAAATAATCACGATGAAGTGACTTAATTCGATCGTTAACTTCTGTCCAGTTATCTTCAATATCTGTCTTCAGTTTTTCAATATTCCCGGAAGCAGCCCAATCTGTAGGCTTAGAGGATAAGCCTGCTGCTCTTTGGTTCCAGTTACGACCTTCAAATGCATCCAGGTTACGCCCTGAACCCATAAAGTGTGTGTTAGAATGTTTCAAAGTATCCTTAGGTGTTACAGTCCCCTTTGCTACCGGATCATCGGGCTCAGGTTCCATCATTAATTTTTCGATAATGCGATCGCGTTTTTCTAGGCCTTTCTTAATCGCTTGTAGATTCTCTACGATAGACTTCTGTGAAGCATCAGTTCCCGGATCTCCATCACCATCATCGTCATCACCGTCTTCGTTGTCGATAAGCTGTGAAGCTTCTTCTTCTGTGAGTCCACTTTCCTGAAGTAAGGCTTGTACTTCAGCGCGAACTGCTTCTAGTTCGCTGTTGTCCTTTTGTGAAGCTTCAATTTCTGAAGCGTGCTTATCCAAGGCTTTTACGATTTGATCCTTGGTTTTAGCTCCTACTTTTTCCGCGAGCTGTGAGAGCTGCTCATCAGAAAAGTTTGTCTTTCCTTCAGCAATCGGAATTTTGCTGATCGAAAAGAAGGCCATCAAAAAGCCAATTGTTGCTTTAATTTTCTTCATTGTCAATTATAATTAAGGGTTTATAGATTACTTGTTTCTGCGAGTATGACCGCTTGATTGAAGGCATCGCTCATATTCCCGATCGCATCGATCATATTGACACGCAGCGCATCTTCGGCCGAAAAGGTTCGACCGGTCAATACGCCTTCTTCTTCAATTAGATTGGGGTGTGCAGCTCTAACTGCGTTTTGAAATTGAATTGCGATAGGCTTCAGCTGCTCGCGCATCATTTGCATTCCTTTTTCTTCGTCTTCCTTGAGCTGTCTCCAGATCTCGTTCTTGTGCGAACTTTCATCCGGATAGACTTCTTTTTCAAAAATGCCCAGATTCTCCCAGTACTGTCGTACATCTAACCAGGAAGAAACGACACCAATGCTACCAAAGCGAGCGCTTATGGTATTGCCGGCAATTTGATAGTCTGCGATCGCATCAGGAATCCATCGGTGCAAGCTGAGGGAACTATCCATAATTGCTACGATGGGCTTTTGCTTACGTGAAGCAAAATCGATAAATGGTGAAATGGCTGATACACTACCTCCGGGACCATCAATCACGATGATGATCGCTTTGATGTTTTTGATGTTATTGGCCCATTCTAATTGATGTATCAATTCATCTGCACCCCAAGCATACCAGGTACCGTATCTAAGCATCACGCCAATCATACTGATCACCGCTACACTTCCTTCCGGTATCTCCTCAATACTGTTAGGGCGTATGCTTTTCATATTATCATCAAGAATGGAAAGCATTTTTGCCTGGCGTTCCTTCGCAATATCTTGGGCGCTCATTTGTGGCTGTGCCAACTGAAAGTTTTTATCCCACAGCTGTCTATAGGAAAACAGGTTGTGAGCGCTCATCAGCCACTCACCCTTTACAAGCTCGTCTAGTAGTGTATTTTGCATAGCCCAAAGATGGACAGGCATAAAAAAAACCGTTGTGACACGGTTTTTTGGAGTTAGCAATAACTATTTGATTTTTAAATAAATAAACCTAACTTAGCAACAGAGTGAGGCACTTCTTCCCTAGGTTTGTTGGATTTGAGGAATTACAGAACCATTAAAGTCTCACTCTTTTTTAAAAATACAAGCTTAAGAGTGAGACTGCACATCCAGAAAGACAGTCGGGGGACTTCAACTTGCAATCAAGGTCTCACTCTTATTCCTTATACTATGAGCTGAGTGAGGCTTTCCCGTTTTCAGACTTAGATCCTGCTAATATTTAATTCTGAAAGGTCTCACTCTTTTCTTTTCAAAACTTTTTTTAGGGTGCGGCTTATTAAAGATTCCGGCCTGAATTCTAAAATAAGACCAACGGCTAGAACCAAAATCACAAGCCCAATCACAATATAGATCCAAGTGGGCCATCTGGAGGATTCGCTTTCTGCAGTTCTTGATTTTTCCTGTGCTTCTAAAGCAGCAATCAATTTGGCTTCATATTCTTTTCTGAGGTTCGATTCTACAGATCGATAAATAGAATCGTAGTTCACTTCTCGCTTTTCTTCTTGAGACTTTGAAGTATTTACGTCTGCATTATTGCTCTCGTAGGTGAAGCCACCATCAGCTTCAGGAGTAAATTTCACTGTACTCGGTTTTGAAGGATCAACCGGTTTAAAATTTAGAGCTTCATTTATCGCTTTCCAATCGATGGTGCTTTTGCTCACCGCAGTACAATCAGACTTTTCACTTCTTGTTTCTTTTTCTGAAACATTCTGATCAATGTCAATCCGCTCTTCTTTGTTCGTGCGATTCGTAACCTTTTGTTTGGTGCTGCAGCTTTCTGTTGCACAAACAACAGCTGTGAGCAATAAAGCCAATACGCAGAGGCGTAATAAAATTTTTGATGTTTTTTGCATCAGAACTGATTTCTATACATATTATCCATTCGTGCCTGGATGAGTTCCCGACGATCGGGATCTACTTCCCGCAATTTCATTGCGTGTAAATCGGTACTTTTTTCAGCACCCTGGACTCGTTGTACAAAGTCCGGATCTTGTTCGCTCAATTTTTCGTGGAGGATTTGATTTGTGTTCATTAGGCTACGTATTTAAGTTGATGTTTAGGTACTCGAGCAAGTACCTTTTGTTTGATCTCCCAAACCTGGATCTGTCTATTCTTGTCTACATCAAAGCCGGGATTCCATTTTGCGATGCGCTCCGGATTGAGTCTTGCCGTTTGCAATACCCAACCGTCGTGTTTGCCAATTGCTCGAGGAAAGAATACAGCTAGATATACATCTGAAAGCTTTTGCATCTTTCTGCTGTATGGCTTGAGATACTTGTACACGTACTCCAGTTGATCAAGAGCATTCATCTTGCGCAACTGTGCTGTAGTAATACTTAAATCTGCAGCTGCTTCATCTCCAAACTGAATCAAACCGGTATACCCTAATTTATTGGTGATGGCAGGATCAAAGGTTCCTGCAGTCTCGAGCTCCATCACAACCATCAGCCAATGCGGATTTATATAAAGACACTGACTGATCTCGACAACCTTATTTACAAATGCCTGGGAATCGCATTTTAAGACGTCTGCTTTTAGTTTCTGGCCAAAGGTGATTTCTGATACTTTCATAATCAATCTGGGATTTTAAATTCTGCGTGCGCTTGGTCCTGCTTGATGATGAGTTGACGAACTTCTACCTTGAGCAGTTCTACATCGTGCTGTTTTTCATAAACGCGTGGATCTTGCCAGGCGGGATTCACGGCTTCATATTTTGATACTTCCGGGATTTTATTTTCGTTCAGCTTATGCGTGACAAAAATGGCCGCACAAAAGCAAAGGATAAGGCTAACTATCGTCTTCATTTTTCTAGTTTTTCTTTGAGTTTTTTCGCTTCAAAAAGAAGGTCGCGATATTCTTTTTCGCTTTTGATAAGCCGCTCCAAACGCTCTTGATTACAGACTTCCAGTTTTGCTTCAAGAGCAGCCTCACGAGCAGTATATCGAGTAATGACACTGCTAATAGTATCGCGAGACTCTGCACGCACATCGTTAATATCATTTTTAAGAAATATTATTACCGCCACCAGCACAACGACAACTGCACCTAACAGCATATTGTACCGCTGTGCCAGCGACATATTGGACCATTCTTTTATTTGATTGAAGGAGAGCATCAGGCTTTGGTGATTTTCATTTCTAATTCTGCCACGAGATAATCCCCATCATTAAACAAAAAGCCATAATTCCTACGATAGTATTTTGCATCGGTGGTTCTATCATAGAGAACTGTCTCTAATATTCTGTTCGCATCACCTGCCGTCTCTACGTTACTCACAACACAATTGATTATATCAGCCTTTACGGTCGCGCTTAATCCTGTGTTGGTGTTGTTATAATATAAAGTTGAATCACCACCTTGCTTAAGCGTGTAAGGATTGCCATCTTGCAACGTGTCTGTGATGTCAAAACTATCATCGTAATACTTATCTGCAATCGCTAATCCTGTACAGCATAGTCCACCATAAGCTTGAATTTCTTTTGGATTACCGTTATATAACTCTTGCGCAAAATTCTGTTTAAAACGAATAACATTTTTCGTCCTATAGCCTGCATCGGTAAAATCTGTAATTTTTCCATGTTCTGAAGATATACGAGGATATTCATCATACACGTAGCACGTCGAATATTGAGCATAGTAAAAGGAATTACAAGGTACAGGAGTTGTAATTTCAGCATCAAAAGCAATCGGAAGTCCATCTGCAAAGAAATGCACTCTTTGTAATTCTTCATACCCGTGCCATCCACCTGTGTGATCGCCCGCACCTTGAACCAAGTAAGCATATTCGTTTTCTGAAGTAAAAACAAGGTTGTTTCCCGTTTCGACAAATACACCATTTACCAATTCTACTTCTTCTGCTCCATTGTGCCTCCATAAGTCTGTATATGGGCGAATACCGCTTACAATTGAATCTGTTGCATTTACAAAGTGAGCGATCTTGGTTCTGCAAAAAAAGTTATCCTTTATACGAGAATATACATAAATAGCTTCGTTTCCAGAATCACTGCCATCCAAATCAATCGTGTAGTAGCATTGAGCCTCTTCAATAGGTTTTGCAGAGGCTTTTAATTTAGAATTGTTGATGAAAGAAACATTCGTTTCATTATCAATCAATTCATCCTCTTTGAAATCGGTAATGGTAGTTAGATTTGCGGATGATTTTAAAACCAGATATTTTAAGCTCACATTTGATTTAACAGCATTTGAGCCGGCATCACCAATGTATCTCACCGTAAAAACACCTGAAGCATCTATGGGCTGCGTGTCTGTCAATGTATCATTGACATAAAGCTTCCAATCTGTACCGTTAAGCTCAATCCTAAATTTGTTGAATTCTTGATAGTTTACTTGACCACCATCCAGATCTACATAATTTCCGGAAGCTCCTCGTATTCTGATTGATTCAACACCTTGGCTGTTGGTATAATACCCGCACGTGTCGGTCACTTCGCCCTTCTCCCCAAAAAGATATAAGGATTGATAATTCTCAATTGAGGACTTTACCTCATTATTTCTACCGATCCACTCGATGTAATCTCCTGTTTGGGAAATTACATAATTCTGCTTCAGTAGAACTTCAGCATTCTTTTTAAAATCAAAGTATTTCTCAATAGTGAATAAAGCGTGTACGTCATTCGCAGTATTTCCTGCCTCTACAACCGCTAATTCAATGGAGTCAACACGTTCAGATGAAGCAACCGGAATTTCTAATTCTGAGTTTTTGAGTTTTCTTGAGGCTTCCTTGATTTGGGCATTTGCACCGTAGGAACAGGCTGCAAAAAAGACAGTGTTTTCAGCGAAAATAATTTCTTCATCCACATAAACACCGACCTCTGAAATTTGAAAACCAACTATTTCTCCTTCGCTATCAAAAAATAATACGCCTGCAGGAAAATCAACTCCTGAAGCTATTTCTCCGGAATAGTAATAACTTTTCTTTTCAAGCTTTTGATACATTAGGCCTGTATTCAAAGTACTTGTTCGATACCATCCCGTTCCGGCAGGCCCTTGACCATCCTGCCGTATGTAACTGTTAGCAGAACTGCTTGGTACAGCGATGATGCTTTTAACCACTCTCGTAGCTTCTTCTATCTTCTGATCTGTGGTGTATAACTGTCCTTCGGTAGGAACTTTGGAACCATTTTCAACAGGTCCAGTTTCCGAAATATCAGCTTCTGTTAAGCTTCGTTCCTTTAAAATTTGCGTAGTGTTATCACTAGCTCTGCGATAGAACTCTGCTTTTGAAGCTGCAGCATCAGTGTATTTAAACAATACATCCTCTACAGGTGGATTGTTTATGAAAAACGTATTTGCAGCCGCTGCATTTGTAAACAACAAAAAGCCATTTGCAGCTGACACTATTAAATCTTTACCCGGTTTATCTCTATGCAACTCCTCGGTAGCCCTGCGCATCTTGTCGAGCTCTGCAGCTGAGAAGTAATATTTGGTTTCGGTACCGGCAAGATCTTTTAACCGCTGCGGGTGATCTTGTTTAGCTTCTATACCTAAAGTTCCGTCTTGTTGAAATTCGCTCATCGTTGGGGCATTACATTAATAATGAGCCTAAAACTACCCTGAGCGGCTTAGATCAACTGTGACACGTGTTTATCCTGCAGGAAAAAGATTCTCGGTTTTTTTGAGCCAACGGTAGAACTGGCGGCGAATAGCTGCTACATCGTAGCCATATTCAAAGAGATCATACTTCACGCAAAAGCGCTGTATGCCTTTGGCTAGGCCTTGTTCTCCATCCTTTTGATGCCAGCCTAAAAGGAAAAACATCATTGAGGTATTGAGATGGTCCTCCAGTTCGGCGTTTATAAATTCGATCGCTTCCGGATCAAATTGTAAAAATGAATTCTGGCCACTCTCATATTTGTAGAATTGCCCAAAATACTTGCGCCCACGAGGGAATTCCTCCAGGCTAAAAAAAATACTGTAAGTTGTGTCACACCCCTTCTTTTTCGGTTTCTGCTTTGCTAAAAAGCGTATCATCTTCCCAAAAGGCGTTCGGGTGTCTACAACCACACTTTTTACGCGCTTGTTGTTGATCCGTGCGGTCTCGCCCTTAAAGTGCTGATACAAAAAAGGAACTAAATGAGGCTTTATGGTAACGGGGACCAGGGTGCGCGACATAGACTTATGCGATAGACAAGGGGATTAATTGAGGTAAAAGCTTTCCGGAAAGATCATTGAAATGCCCTGCAGGGAAAATAGATTGACATTCAAAGGTAACCTGAGTGGTTCTGGTGTTGCTCTCTACATCAATCTTGGGCCTGGTGTTTTGACCAACGTCATTGCGGCCAATGATCAAGCTTCTACCGTTAGTAAGCTTGATGATCATATACCTGACGCGCATTAGTTCCTGAATTCGCGCCGCCATAAACGCATCACCATTGGGAAATTGTAAACGAAGTTGTTGCGTAAAGTAGACCCCGCTGCGGGTTCTGGTGGATTTTTGATTGAACGAAATGGCGCTAATACTTGCATACAAGTCCTCAAAAATTCCGGACAACAGGCTCGTATTTACAAAGCCGTTTTCACCGGTCTTTGGGTAAGACTTTAAGCTTCTGGAATACGCTAAACCGCATATAAAAGGCTTCTCTGTACTTTTTTCTGCTAAATCTATGGACATAATTATGAACTGGGGTTTCACAAATATATCCTAAAATCCAATGAAATATTAATTTACACATATCGATTTTACAATAAAAAAGAGGACTTAAAATAAGTCCTCTTTTAATATTAAATATTTCGAATTACTATGCTAAATAAAGACTTGCATATGAGTCAATATATTTTTTTAATCTATTAAATTGATTTTTAGACCCTTTAAATTTTACAGTTTTCCTAAACGATATTAAACCATAATCATCTAAAAAGGCTCCTATCGAAGAGTTTAAAAAAGATGAAGACAACAATAAATTCTTATCAACTTCTAAGATTACTTCCTCAGATTTTTCATAAGATTTTTTTAATTCCAAGAACAAAAGCAAGCCTTGATCAACAGAACTAGTGTTATCTAACAAATCCTTCAGTATCAGAATTTTCATAGCTGTATAAATGTATAATAATTAAATACTTGTAATTGAAATTACGAATAATTTTGCAAAAGTAAACTAAAATTCTCTTAATTCTTCACTTTCATCCTTCTCTTCAAAAGTATCTAAGTCTACTTCAACTTTAATTAAGGTTCCATTAAAGTTACACCCAAGTTCACCATTTCGATATAAATCATTAGCGTGTTTATACACAATTCCTTTATTGGAAATAATGCGCAAAAACCCATTAGAATCTTCAGTTAACTCCAAAATATTATTTAATCCAAAACCCCTATTTCTAGGAGTAGATTTCACAGAAAAACCTCTTTCTAAGGATTTAAGTATAGCTTTCCAATCCTCTGTAGAATCAAATTTACCATCCACATTGATACCAGAATTCTTTATTGATTTTGCAATACCAATTCCAAAATCACATACTGCAAACGAAATCTTATTATTCTTAGGATAATACTGCGTTATAACGTAACCCGTAACCGGAGATTGCGAATGATCAAAAATATTATTAAAAACCTCGTCCATATTTGACGACAAAGGAACTAAATCCTTATTGGTAGTGTATCTTTTAATAAATCGCTCATAGTATTCTCGTGCATAAATCGAATAAGAATACTTCATAGTATCAGTGATCTTCCATAGGCAAAGTGTAGTGTTATTTCTTGAAAGAGTAAATTTCCCACGATCAAATCCTTCTTTCCAATATTCTTTGAACTTGATATTTTCTAAATGGTTATTTAAACTACCCTGCCCACCAACATATTTAATATCACAACCATTAAGATAAAAGCTTTCTATAAGACAAGCCAATAAAACAAAGTGATCAGTCTCTAAAAAAAATACCTCATTAAAGTCAACTACCAGTGAAGAGCTCCCTTCTACTTTCAACATACAATCTTCAATAAATGGAAACCAATTATGAATATTTCTACTTTTGGGAACTTTTATAACAACCTCTGACATATAACTATTAAAAATCTTCAAATTTATACATTATATATTGGATGATTGCTTTTTATATTAGAAGTACTTTTCTTTTATATACCTAAATTAAAAGTCCTTCGTTTTACAATGGCTGCCGCCTCAATTGCATAACGTTGCTCTTCGTTAAAATCACCTGCTCTACACAGGTAATTCACAATATTCATAATCTTACCAAACTCAATAAGCGTTTTACAATGCAACAAAGCAGCTGCTATTTCTTTTACTGTGTACATACCTATTTACTTTCTTTGTTAAAATAAACCAGGTAGTAATACATCTGGCGTTCTTCATCCCAACCTTTCTCGATGAATTTGTCATAACTCTCCGGGTTAATGAAATTCATCTTGATGGCCACGTTGGTGTCTA